ACTCCAGGAGCAGAGGATACAGTCGGAACATTAGTGCAACTAGACTTGGTATCAGAAGAATTAATTAGAAATGAGGAAGGTAAGTCAAGAGTCAATATTAGATTCGATGGGAAAATATCTGATCACATTAGGAGAGTATGTGAAGACTTTTTGTTGACAGAGAAAGAGTTGGATATTGAAGAGACTAGCAACAACTATAATTTCTTAGGGAACAATCAAAAACCATACTATGTAATCAACTGGCTTTCAAAAGCATCTGTTCCATCCACTGCTGGAGAAAAAGGTAAGTCTGCTGGGTTCTTCTTCTTTGAAACTGCCGATGGATTTAAATTCAAATCAATCGATGGTCTTTTTGATCAGAAGCAGAAAAAATCTCTGATTTTCAATCAATCTTCTGAACTGCCTGCAGGTTATGATACTAAGGTTTTAGATCAAGAGGGTGATAATCGAATCCATGCACAAGAAAAATTTAAGATGGGTGCATATGGCACAAGGATAGTTGTCTTTGATCCATTTAACTGTCACTATGAAGTTATTAAACAAACTGCAGACGAAACGGAAGAGGGAACCCAGTTGGGAGGTAAGGAGTTACCGACACTAAATGAAAAGTTTGATCCGAAAGAAACTTTCACAAGAACAACATATATGTTGATTGATACTGGCACTCTCCCAACAGGAACAACAGAGCAGCAAATTGATGGTTCAACAGAACAAAACTTTGAATCTCAAAAGGTATTGAACCAAGCAATCCGTAGATACAATCAAATGTTTACTGGAATGCAGACAGTTACAATCGCAGGAGACTTTAGTCTTCATGCAGGAGACGTTGTGTTTTTTGATAAACCAGGCCTCCGTGCAGAAAAAGGTGATGACCTTGACAAGGAATCAGGGGGTCTATATATTATAGCTGATCTATGTCATTACATATCATCTAAGGAAACGTATACGAAGTTGAATCTTGTTAGAGATTCTTTCGGTCGAAAAGGAAACCACACTACTAGTATTCCATTATGAGTAAAGAGAAAAGTATTCAGCAACATATCAATGATGACAAAGATTTACTGGAAAATCCAACACTGTCACCACAGATGCGCCGTCATACAGAAGACGAGTTGCATCACCTAGAGTTGTATTATGCATCGCATCCAAACGACAACCATGATCCTACCCCACTTGAAATGTATTGTGATGAGAATCCAGAAACAGACGAATGTAGAATTTACGAGGATTAATGGAAGGAGGAGCACTATTTAATCCAGGATTTCTTGGGGGCAATTTTCTTTGGTGGGTTGGCCAAATCGCTGACGATTCTACTTGGAGAGAAAACATAAGTGCCGGAAAGATAAAGAGTAAAAATGATACCCCTGGTTGGGGGTACAGATATAAAGTAAGGATTATTGGTATTCACGATCAAGGTGAATCGTCAATTAAATCTGAACAATTACCTTGGGCGCAAGTAATGTATCCGATCACCGCTGGTGGTGGTCAGGGTGGATCATTCCAAACACCTGCTCTTAAGCAAGGTAATTTTGTCTTTGGATTCTTCCTTGATAGTCAGGATCGTCAAGTTCCTGTCATCATGGGAGTGTTAGGAAATAATGCGACCACTAGATTAAAAACTAAAACTGGACTTGGTGGTCCAGGAGGCAGATCAGTCGCTGCAGTCAATCAAAATACAGAGAGACCTAGTAGGGATAATTTTCCAAGCACAAGATCTGGGGCCAAACGTTATCAAAAAGCATTAAACAGATGGCAGAAGGAGCAGGAAACTAAAGCATCCACGGATGCCCAGAACTTCACTCCACAAAGTCATCATTCAAAGGGAGCAGATAAAGATACCACAAAGAAAGTTGCTGATACTGAGTTAGCATCCGAAGAACCCTCATCTGGCACATTACCAACAAAAGAATCTTCTGATGCTATTCATCAAGAGACAGCAGAGGATAATAAAAAAGAAAAAGTTCTAAAAAGAAAGCACGCTCTAGCATGTCCTGATCCAGAACAAAGTTCAGAGATGACTGCTATTCAAACAGTCATTGAAAATATGACTGAAAAAATGCAGGATGCTCAAAAGGCATTACAGAAGTATACTAGTGCGGTGGCGCTGCCGGTTAAAAATGCATTTAAAGAAATAAATGATATTTTGACTGAAGCAGCGGGAGAAATATCAAAGCATATGAAGAAAATTTTTGGTAAGGTTCAGAACTTTGTAACCGAACAAGTTAATAATATTGCACAACCTTTATTAAAAATTTCACCACCATCAATTCGTATTCAACTTTTAGATGATTTGGTAAAAGGTTTTGAAGGATTGGTATGTGCTTTCAATGGTATCGTTGGTGGACTGGCTGGAACGATCTTAGGAGCACTTCTCAATATTCTTGGCAGAAAAGGAAATTCGTCACCTCCAGTTGGACCTGCTCCTTCATTGGCACCTACTGAGGTAAACTCCACGTCACCTGAGGTTGGAACTGTATCAGAATTTGACCCCAACTTTAATGTTCCACCACTTCCACCTGAAGGATACTACACACCAAACCCAATCTGTTCTACTGAAGAACTAGTTGGTGAAGTTTTAGGATCAACTCTAGGGACAATCATGGCATCGGTTGATACTGCAATAGCGCCGATGATTAACAGAGTTTCAACTTCCTTAGCTGGTGCAGGTTCTGCTGCAGGAACTCAGGCAGCAGGATCGTCTCCTCAAGCAACCATTTCTGCTAATGGCATCACAGTCCCTGCCGTTGCCGCTGCACTGGCATCAGGTGGTTTAGTCGGAGGATTATCAACTGCTTTAGCACAACAACTAGGTGTTGATCCTGGATTGATCGGTGGTGTAACATCTGCTCTGCAAACTGGTGATGTTATCGGTGGTCTTTCATCTCTTGCTGGTCTGGCAGGAGTTGATCCTGGAATAGTTTTTACCGCTACTGATATTCTCAATGGCGGAGACGTTGTTGGTGGTATTACATCACTCTTTGGTCCTCAAGTGGCCGCTTACGGACAGGCATTCTCTGCTATCGCATCTGGAGATCTTAACTCACTGGTTGGAATTATAGGACCTCTTGCCGGAGCAAATCCAGCAATACTTGGAGCAATTACTGGTGGTGGAGCAATCGCTGGTCTTGCTGGAGGACTTGGTGCTCTGGGTGGTATAAACCTAGATATCGCAGCATCACTTGGATTTATTTCATCGATCACTCAATTCTTTGATTGTGATCCAAAACCAATGTGTTCTCCGAACGACACACATACATTACAAGATGGAGGCAGTGGTAAACCTGGAGAAGAGAAACCAAATCCAAATCAGGTTGCTGATAATGCAGCAGCACAAGCAGAAAACCCAGAGCCAACACCAGAGACAGATGATATTGGAAATGATTTAGCTAAACCTGTTACTGATGCTGAAAGACAAGCAGTGAGAGAAGGTAGAATTATTGATGAACAAGGAAATACCATCGGAACGATTACATCGAGAGGAAGCACATAATGCCAATACAACCACCATCAAGAGATAATATAAAAGTTGGATATATTAGTCAGTTTGACGGATATGTTCAGGGGATTACTATTGAAGAAGCAAATAATTATGAGAAAATGTCTCCAGGGACTACATTTGTGTTTATTAATGGCGATAATGAAGTAAAATATCTTTCAATTAATGATATCAATGCTCTCACCACTAATGATTTAAAAAGGAAGGATCCTTGTGATGTCTCTCCAAAACCATGTGGACCTCCAACACTCAACGTTTTTGGTGGTGGTGGGATTGGAGCAAAAGCAAACCCAATCATTGACCTAGAGGGGAATATTATCGCTGTTGATATCGTTGATGGTGGATATGGATATACAAGTCCACCAAGAATTCAAGTTATTGACCCATGTAACAATGGAAGTGGTGCGGTATTAGAGACGGAACTTTTATTCAATTCGGATGGAAAGAATACTGGTAGAGTTCGTCGTGTTTTAGTTCGGGATAGTGGAACAGGATATCTCCCACCAGGACAAACGGTGCCTCAATATCCTGCATTGATTAAATTAACAGATGTTATCGTCACAAATCCTGGTATCAATCACAACTGCGGTGTAGATCAGATAGTGATTGAACCTAAGAATGGAACAACTCTGACATATAACTGTAATCCATTTGGAAAAATTAATTCTGTAAAGGTTAATACTGGCGGAAACTATACAAGTCTTCCAACAATTTTTATGGACACTGAAACAGGTGTAAATGCACAATTCATTCCAGTGTTTGAGGTTATTCGTGATCCACTAGTTCCTGAAGTTGCAGGCCCAGGAGAAGTTGTTCAGGTTTATGACCTTGTTGGTCTACAAATTAATGGATATCTTGACGGTAAACCTTACTATGGTAATGTATTCTTTGATAATGGTGTAAAATATGCTGGAGTTAGAAATACTGGTGTGAGAGTTTATAACACTCTTCAAGAGAGTGTCACAGGTGTTGCTGAAAGAGTAACAACTACGATTACTCAGACAGAAACTACCGCAGAGGAAGTTCAAACCGCAGAACAAACAACAGCAACTTCAACTGTAACCAGATCAACAGGAAGTAGGCAAACAGCACCAGCGAGAGCAACTACGACCACAACTACAACATCTACACCCTCTCCCGGACCATCTCCAAGTCCATCTCCAAGTCCATCTCCTTCACCATCACCTGGTGGTGGCGGAGGCTATGGAGGTTACTAATAAATACTAAGAATCCCTCCTAATTTTAGTTTATGGCAGAAAAGAGAAATTTTTGGACACAAGTTATTGGAGCGATGAATGGTGCTATCTCCTTTGGAGGTATCAGCAAGGATAAATCTGTCACGTCTAGTATTGAACTCAAGGGACTTGATGGTAGACACTTCTTTGATATGACTGAGGATGGTGTTCGTGAGGGTTGGACTACCATGAACTCTCCAGGAGCAACACAAATAAACTCAGGTGAAGATTTAAGCAAAGGCCAAAATGCTATCTTTCTAAATGCAGAAAATGGTGATATAATAATAAGAGCTAGAGATGGAAAAGTTCGCATCGAAGGCACCGATGTAGAGATTGTTGCTACTGGAGGAGATCCAGAGGGTGTAGTCTGGGTTGAGGGAAATCAATCAATTAAACTTGACTCAAAAAACATTACCCTCGATGCAAAACAGTCACTTAAACTTCTTACAACAGGAATTTTGACCATAAATGGTAAGTTAGGGACACAACTTATATCCCCTATAATTAATGGAGTCTCTTGTGCGACCAATCCAAAGAAAAAACCAGGACAAATAAAATAGGAGTATCATGGCATTTCAGTTTGATGAAGGGCATATCTACGATGGACAACTGTTGGTATGTCCAGAGAATGTTATACCAACAGCATTAGGTATTGGGCCACAAAAAATTATCGGATCTTCTTATATTCAAGGTCCATTAAATGTAGGTAATATTGGATTCTCATTTCCACCACCTGCCACAGTAATGATTGGTCCTAGAGTAGATGCTGGACCAAAGGGTTCTCTTACTGGATCTATTTGTGGTGTTCCGGCAAGTAATTTATCGTTGTATGTGAAAGGAAACACGGCAATCAAAGCAAACCTTTTTGTTTCATCTGATATTTTAGCAAGAGGAAACATCACTGCTCAGGGTGAAGTAAAATCACGCTGTGGCGCACACATTCTGTCTGCTAAGAAGAACTTTGATATTCCTCACCCAACACGAGATGGATATCGTCTGAGACATACATGTCCTGAAGGTCCATCCAATGATGTATACTTTAGAGGTCGTGTAAAAAATAAAACTGAGATTGTTCTCCCTGGATATTGGGAAAAATTGGTTGACCCAACAACAATCACGGTAAACTTAACACCGATTGGTGCTCATCAGCACATCATCGTAAAGAGAATCGGAGAGAACAAGATTCACTTACAATCGAATGGTGGATTGCCCATCGATTGTTACTACCATGTGTTCGGAACTCGTGCAGATGGTGAGAGACTCATCTCTGAATATGAAGGAGACTCTCCAGCAGACTACCCAGGAGATAACGATCAGTATTCTATCTCTGGATATCACTATGACGTAAAGGAGA